CATTGAAGTCTGTGGTCTCGGTCTCGATCCAACGGTCCACCAGGGTCTCGTATTCGAAACCGAGGAGGATGGACTCTGTCAGCTCAGCGGCGAACTCAGAACGCCACTTTGGATCGTCCCAGTACTGGCGGGCCTCCTCGTTCGCAGCGTCCATGACCTCGCGCTTTGCGCGCTTGTCTTCGGCGGTGCGACCGAAAGCGTCCACCATCTTCTTGGTGATGTCAGACATTTAGTTTCCCCCCTCTCAGAAGGTGAACCGGGCCTCGACCAGACCGGTCGTGGCGTTGACGGATTCGACGGTCAGCCACTCGGTGCCTGGTGTGGTGGCCTTCTTCCACTGGCCGAATGAGCCAGATGGTGTGAGGCTGTCGCCCACAGCGAGCGAACCGAGGGAGGTCGTGACCATGGTCAGACCGGCCTGGGAGCGACCGTCGTAGAGCGGCAGGCTTGTGGTGTTCTTGAACCACACCTTGACGCCTGGTCCATGCACCATCTGGGCGTAACGGCCCTGAGGTGAATAGATGAAAGGCGGGTCAAGAGGCGTTGTCAGGAACGGGTCGACCCCCTGGAACTGGATGTGCTCGTAGACCACGATTCCGCTGAGCGCAGTAGGCGCAGCGTCGGCAGCGGGTCGCTTGAGCTGACCGGGGTTGCTTGGGTCAACAGTGACGGCGGTACCGATCAGGTAACCGTTTACGTCAGTGCTACTCAGACCGGTTGGGACCGAGTTGCGACCATCACGAACGATCCCCGTGAGATCACGGAAACCGAATGCGCGTGTGTAAGACACTGTCTTTCCTCCTTCCTACTGTTTTCAGTCGAGGCCGAGAGCGGCGCGACGAGCCGAAGCCGTCTTTCCACTCACAACCTCGTTGGAACCGGTCATCGCGGATGCGGTGTCCGTGCTTGCGGGAGCGTGCGACGTGGTTGTCTGGCCCTTAGCCGACTTCCACTCGTCGAGACGCTCAGTCCACGAAGCCTCGTCAAGCTCGGCCCACTTGCTGGCCTTGTCTGTGACGTACTCCTCGGGGAACAGGTTGAGATTGCGAACCTGCGACGCGCGCTCAGCGGCTACCTCTGCCTTAGCAGCGGCTTCCTCCTTGGACGCGATGTCGGCCTTCAGCTCTGTTGCCTCATCCTGTGCGGCCTTGAGCGAAACCTGAGCTGTGTCAAGTTCGCCGTTGATCCGCTCGTTCTCGGACGTAAGCGAAGCAATCTCAGAGTCCTTAGCCGAAGCGGCCTCAGTCAGAGCTACTACCTGCGTAACAAGCTCAGCCTTCTCTGCCTCAAGAGATGCTGTTGCATCGCGAAGGGCCTTTTCGAGAAGAGCCTCGTGAGTCTCTTGCGTGATGGTTTCCATGGGACGTGTCCCTCCTTCCGATGCAACTTCAGGCGTTTGCGTTGAAGCACTTGAGTCAGTCGATGTCTTATTCGGCTTCTTAGGGCCTGCTTTTGCATCGGCTAGCTTCTTCGTCTTTTCAACTTCCTTGTTTTCCGCTTCTACGCCGAACTTCTTGAGTGCGGCAGCAATTTTGGTTCGGAGTGAAGAAAGTTGATCTGCTGAGTACTTCTCGGCATTGCCTGCTTGGTGGATGTAGGACCACGCCGCTTGAGCGTGGGCCTCCGTATCAATCGGGTACCTCTTCACCTTGTCGGCCTGGTAGCCGGGATCTGCGTACTCGACGTCGCCGTACGGCGCTTTTGCATCCGCGAAGTCAATACGGCCATGCCCGAGAGGCAGACCGTCCTCACTCATGGACCAGTCCGCACAGAAAGGGCAGAGGTCGCCGTCATGCTGGGCACCCTCAGGAGAATTAGCGAGCAGCATGTCGTGCATGCTGAGAGCAGTCTCGAACTGACCTTCCATGCTCATCTCCTCGGGCTGCTCTGGTTCGCGATTAACGGAGTGGTCGCCCGTAGGAGACGATCTGTGCCATCAGCGCTTCCCAGGCAGCCGGGGAAAGATCCGAACCGGTGGTGTTCACCTGGTTGAAGGACGCCTCAGTCATCTCGGCGTACTTCTGTGCCTGGTCCCGAATTTCGGCGTCCTGGTAGACGTGCGCTGACGCGTCCTTCCAGCCCGGACGGGTCGGCGGGATGATGAGGGCACCGCCACGGAACGTGGGATTCACGATGTGGCGGATAGATGCCCGTTCCTTCAGGTGCTGGCAGTGGGTGTCTGTCGCCATGTACTCGAAAGACTGGTCACAGCCGTTCGGGCCAGCGCAGTGAAGGTGCGAGCCACGGCACTCCATCGAGTAGAACAGGGAGCCCATTTCGTCTGCCTGGTCGACCAAAGCGGCCTCGAACGGGAAAACGTGGGACCACATGCCCGCGAGGGCCTCAATTTTGGCTGTGCCCCGGCTGTCAGAAGCGGCGTCACCTGGACTGGCACCGGCAGGAGCTGTGGCTGGTGCATCGACGTCACCGTCGTGGTCTGGGTCGTTAGCTGGCTGGCCGCACGCCACACACAGGGAGGCACCGAAGGTTTCGATACGGTTGTGCACGCTTTTCGGGTGAACGAAGCGGTGCTTGCCCTTCTTCGGCTTGTCCAGCGCCTCGTCGATCTGTGCCTGGTCACCCAGGTCGATCGTGCGGGTGGACAGGAAGAAGCCGACCGGCGTTGTTGCCTTGTGGAGCATGTTAAGCGGCGAGTACTTGATCGAGTACTCCCCCAACGCCAGGTCGTCCTTCGTCCAGAACTGGGTGTTGCGGTTCGGGTTGTTGGCCTCGACGAAGTCGCCCACGATCCACTTGATGAAGGGGTTCGACTTCTCGATGTCGTAGTTCGTAGCAGCGGCGAGATCGACGCTGACATCTGCCGAGACGCGAACAATCCGCGCCTGGTTCGTCAGAATCAGACGCCCGTTCGTCTCTGTTACGAGGGTGTCCATCTTGTCAGGAACCCGCGACGCCTGGCGTGGCAGTCGTAACCGTGACCGTGCCGGAACCACCGGTAGGGGTGGCGGTCATCTGTGCGACGTTCGTGGCAGCAAGCGTGCCCTGGAACGTGACCGTGTAAGGGCCACCCGCAGAACCGCTGACGATCGCATTGCCTGCGCCGACGTTCGAGAGCGCCTGGATGGCTGCCTGCACGGTTGCAGCTGTTGCTGCTGCTGCGATCGAGCCGGTGGTCTGGCCGGAGAAGGTCAGGGTGAAGGAGGTCAGGCCAGAGCCGCCCTCGGTCACGGTCTGAATCTCGTTGGTGCCAGTCGTGCCGGTGAGGGCGTTCGATGCCACCGAAGTGTTGCCCGCTCCGTCAACAACCTTCACGGTGATGCTGTAGGCCGTGTTCGCGGCGAGACCGGTAACAGTGGTGGAAAGCGCCCCGTTGGTGATCGAAGCAACCTTCGTAACTCCGCTGTACACGTCATACGACGCGACACCAGAGCCGGAGTCGACAGCGGCGGTCCATGAAACGGCGACCGTTGTGTCTGTGACAGCGCCCTTGGTGGCGGTCACGGCGGCTGGGGCGGTCGTGTCCATCGAGGGGTTACCGACGCCGTAGGCGTAGTCCATCGAGTGCTGTGCGACGGTGTCCTGGAAAGGTGGGTAGACGGGCACCGCGATAGCGCCTGGGATGAAGTCACCATTTGGCTTGGTAGGCATGTCAGTCCTTCTGTTCGGGCTTGATGGCGGTGTTTTGGCCGTTCTTCTTGTTTTCGTCGGCATGCACGGAATCCAGATGCGACGCCAGACCGGCCTCGGTGGAGAACTTTCGGCCTGGGCAGAACTCGCAGCTCCAGGTGTCGCTCATGCGAGCCAAGCCGTTCCGCGACCCGAGCCGGTGACCTCCACATACAGGCCCTTGGCGCAGTTGATTTCGTAGTTGAAGCCGTACGAACCAGCCGCACCACCGACAGCGACAATGTCGCCCGTGTTGTCGACGCCGTTGTAGAAGACGACCTTGGTGAAGCCCGTGTAGGCGAACCCGACGAGGTACTCAGGGGAAGCGGGGACATCCACGTCAGCGGTTCCGTCAGAGACGAGCCCCTGCGAGGCATCCATGTATGTGGGCTGGAATGCAGCGTTGGTCAGCGGGCTGTCGATCGCAGCCGTGAACCCAGCTGTACCGATCTGCCCGTTCGCACTGAATGCGACTGGAGTTACCTTCATGAATACCTCTCCTTACGGACTTGGGGTGGTTGGGGCGTTCGGGCCAGCAGCGGGAGTGTGGTCCTGCCCCGGTCCCCCACCACCAATAGGTCGGCCACCAGCACTGCCGGTTGCAAACGGGTTGGTCTGCGGCGAGGAGAACGGGACACTGGACTGGAAGACGTCGTCCACGCCCTTCTCCCGCTTGCGGCGCACGTACTCGACCTCCTGGTCGAAGCCGAACTCCTCCAGCAAGGTCTCGCGGGAGATGTCGCCGCCCTGACGAACCGACTGGACGAGCTTCAAGATGTCGGAGTTGTAGGTGATGGTGACGCGGGTCGGGTGGAAGGCGAGGTTCGGTGTCTCGTTGAGGACGCCTTCGTTCTTCTTGATCGTGAGCTTGACGAGCTTGTCCTCGATCGTTCGAGCCAACTCGAAGCGGCGAGCTTCGATGCCACGTGCGATCTGCTCATCAGTGTCAGCGGTATCCGAGGAAGACCCAGCCTGACGGCCACCAAACCGGAATGTGTTCAGTGCCCGCATAATCAGACGCTCGTCCAGAAGGTTGTAGCGCTCGGACTGAAGGACGAAGTCCGTCTTCGGGGTGATGATCTCCACCTCAAGGCGGTGGTCACCAACCAGAATCGGCATGCGGGAGACAACGCGGGCCTGCTCGCGGAGCTGCTCCACCTCGCCAGCGCGGGCTGGGAACTTGTCGCTACCGCGCTTCAGCACGATGATGAAGTTCGTGGCACCGATCAGGGCGGATCGGTCGGCAGCACGCAGATGCGCCTTCATGTCCAGCACCGGCAGGGCACTCTTCAGGCGGATCGCGGCGAAACGCTCGTACTGCGAACGTGACAAGGTGTGCCGGAAGACGGCATCGGTCTTGAACATCCAGCAGTAGAGCTTGTTTGACGGACCTCGGTGGTTGTCGGTGAGGTAGGACTGCTCCCTGATGGTCGGCGCGTAGGGGCCGTCGAACATCTTCATGACCATCGGGTCGGTCGCCAGGCCCTCAAAAACGGCCTCGAACGCGTCGTTCTCTTCCTTGCTGGCGAGGTAGACGAACCGCTCCTTGCCGAACATGAGCTGGCCGACAGGCAGAACCTTGGTCGGATCGAGGATGGTGACCGCCCCTGGGACCGTCAGGGCGTAGGTCTTGCGGCGCTTGCGCTTCTTCGGGCCAGGATTCGGCACACCGGAGGCGTGGAGATCCTCAGCACCCGAGATGGTCAGGGGGCTGTCGTCCTCCAGGTTCGCCATCGGAACCTGCTTGGTGCGGACCGTGTAGCTCTTCTGAATCCAGTCCACGGCCACGTAAACCTGGCTGACCTTGAACAGCTCACGCCACATTTCACGCAGCCGGGAGTCCAGGTCGAGGTCTTCAGCAATCTGGTTCCAGATGTCTTCCTCGTCCTGGTCGACCATCTCGAAGGATGCCTGGTTGAACGCGAGCCCCTCGGTGGCGTCACAGACGGAACCAAGTACCTCGTCGTATTCGACGGCGTCGGCAGCCTGGAGCATCTGGTCGTAGATGTTGTCCGTCATCGTGTAGCGGTTCCTGAAGAACAGGGAGCCCATGGCGATGGACGGGGAGTTCATGCCGCGCTGCCATGTGTCTAGCGCGCTGGCGATCTCATCTCGAATTGGACGCCCGTCCAAAGTACGTCCGTTGGCGAAGGCGTGCTGGACGAATTCCTCTGTCTCGCCGGTTTCGTTGACGTAGGAGTAGCTCGCGTCGGTATGTGACGCGACATCGCCCCAGTCGTCTTCCAGCTCGGGGGCTTCAGAGATGATGTGCGACGGTGGCCGCTGGGCAGCCGAATCCACATACCTCATACTTGACCCCTCCCGCTCATTTCCCAGTCGGCCTGTCTCATCGCGAAGAGGCGAGACGCCACGGAGAACTGATTCTTGAGTTCAGCGAGGACGCGGTCGGCTTCCTCACGGACTGGCTTCCACTCCCGACGTACGACCTCGATCCGCTGAATATGGATGCTGATCTCGATCAACCGGGCAGAGTGTGCGGAGACGGCTCGCATAACGAGGTCGGGCTCGACGCGGTGAAATGCGCGCATGTCAGCCAGGGCGTCGTCGATTTCCTTGCGGATCTCGTTGATCGACCCCAAGCCAGCGATCACCTGTGTCTGTTGCGACGCTGCTCGTTGTGTAGCTTCCGCTAGCGTGGCCTTAGGCCCGCTTAGCCCTCCTTTAGGTTCGGAGGGTTCCATTTTCAGTGTTGTCGTCACAACATTTAGGTCGGCGTCAGATGTTCACCAATCAAACATCTGGTCCGATGCGTACGACGGTTCCATGGCCCACGTCAGCAACACTTCAGGCTGGTCGGGTTGGAGCGACAACTGCTTCTCGATCAGCTCCTGGGACCAGGCGAGGGCTGCCATCCGGGCGGCGTCCAGGGCGTGGAACTTACCCTTGTTGAACTCTTTCTTGCCGTACGGGTTGGTGGCCGACGTTTTGATGTAGTACGCCTGGCCCTGGAACTCCTTGAGCATGTCCGTGTCCCACGGTAGGACGATGCGGTTGGAGTCGACGAGCACGCGGAGCTGGTCGGAGCTGTATTCCAGGACGTTTCCCATGATGGCCCGGTCTTCAGGGTCAACCCAGGTCCCGTATTCGTCGTCCTCCAGGGGCTCGAAGGCGACCACGATCTTCTCGGAGAAGTTGTAGCCACGGATGGCCTTAACCAGCTCAGGAGTGGACATCATCGGGTCTTGCGCGACCTGGTAGATCGGCAGACCTAGGCCGGTTCGGTCCATCCCGAATGCGATCGGGTTGTAGAACTTGGCGAGCAGGTTCATCACCTTCAGCTGGTCCTGGCCGGAGATGCGTTCCAGGTGGATACGGGCGAGCGTCCGAATTCGCTCTCCGTCCATCTCGGCCACTCCACGCTTGCCAGGTTTCGGCTCGGCCCCGAAAACCAGGATTTCGGTCGGATGGTTCGTCATTCCGACGTCCATCCCAATCCAGACCCGCTTGTAGCTCTTGTGGCTGTACGGAAGACGTTCCTCGATCAACTGCACAATGTCGACACCGGAGCTGCGCAGCCGTTCGTCGTTGAGACGGACGTGGGTGTAGATGAGGCTGTTGTAGTCGCTGTTCTCGTTGGAGTCGACGCAGGCCATGAGGCGGTGGAGGACGAACAGTGAGGACATGGCGTCACCGTGCAGGCCCAGGATGTTGCGGCGGTAGTCGGCGTGATCGCGGGAGCCGTACAGCTCAGCCTTGGCTTCACGCTCGGCTGCGGTCCAGTCCGGGCGGTGCATGGCGGTGATCCGGTGGGTGTACCAGTCATCCTGCTGGGAGAGCTTGTAGTAGTAGTCACGCACACCACGGGACACGCCGTGGGCTCGCCAGCGTGACGTCTCATCGCCGTAGCGCAGGGTTTCCACGAGTTCGATCCAGCCTGGGTCCGGGTAATCCTGGGCCTCGTCCATTTCCAGGACGCGAGGGTGCATACCCTTCACACCCTTACCGTCCTTCTGCGGAATGCGGCCAATGATTTTCGCGCCGTTGCGGAACTTGGCTTCGAAGGGGCGGTGGGTGATTCCGTTGGACTGATTACCGGATTTCAGCATCTCCCTGGACAGGCGGGTGCTCATTAGCCGGTCTTCGATGTTTTTGGTCACCGGGTCGAGGTGAATCATTTCCGGAGCGGTGATGAGCATCTCGTTGCCCGGATTGGTGAACGGGAACGCGAATCCACGCATCTGAATACCCACGGACTTACCGATGGCACGCGCACATTGGTCGATTTGCTTCTTCGCGTCGTTGCGGTACCACGGCACTTGGAACGGGTAGCACCTGAATAGGTTGTCCGGCTGGTCAGGGTCCTGCCAGAGGAACTCAGCAATGTCCACTCCAGATGGGTCCATCAGGAGCGCGATGAAATAGGATTCCTCTTCGGACAATGCTTCAAGAACAGCCATGTCCCGTTGTTCGGCTTCTCAGGCCCTATTTCTTAGGGATCGGTGACTGCCGGACAACTTCCAGGTACTCGCGGTAGATTCTTGTCGCAATGACAGGCTTCTCTGTGATGAGGTTGAGGAACGCCGCCTGAGCTGCGATGAGACGGTATTCAAGGAAGTAGGAAGGCTGCTTTCCGACCATTGCAGCTATGCGGGAAATGAGATCTGCGTCCGGGTGGTACTTCTCGGGGTTGCCGTCCGGAAGGAAGATGCGCTGATAGGTGCGCCTGCTGATGTACAGCTTCTTGCACACCGCCCGTTCGCTGATGTCCACCAGTTTGGGCAGTGACAGCGAGATCGGCTCGTCCGTGTAGTCGCCTTCCAGGAGCGCTTCGAGGTCAACCTCCTCCTCCCTGGGCATGGGCCGCTGCCCGATCCGGCCAGGCTTGGCGTACGCCTGCTTGATGAGGTCGGAGAGGATTCCCTCCAGGGCCTCCGGGCGGTGTGTGAAGGCTGCAACCCAGGCTCGTTCGCTGGCTTTCGTTGCCGGTGCGGCGAGCGATTTGAGGCTTGGGTACTTTTCGCGCAGTTCGTCGACACTGTAGGACGGACCCTTCGGGCTGCGCGGCGACCGTGGGCGTCGTGGGGGTGGGTTCTCGCTCACAGGTCTGAGATCCACACTTTCTGGTTCGCACGGAAGGACTCGTTCAGGTCGTTCCACTCAGGGATGATGGTGTCGCGGATGTACCCGACGATCGTCTCTGGGGAAAGGTCCAGCTCTTCTCGTTCCTGCTGGTCGCACCTGTCGTAGGTTTGGACGTCTGAGATGAGTTGCCACAGGTAGGTGACGGCCTTGGCGTACTGATCGTCGCGGTGGACACCGAATTCCTTCGCCCGCCGAAGTAGCGTGGCGACGTAGTCACCGACCGTTTCGCCCTTGTCTCGTTCGCGGGTAAGCCGGTCGATGCCCAAACTGGCCTTGACGAGCCGAATCTCGGTGGAGAACTCTTTGATGGAGTTCTTCAGCTCTGTCTGGTTGATGAGAGCGGCGATGTAGTCGAATCCCTGGGTAAGCCAGGTGGTCCACCGGTAGACCATGATTTCCAGGGTCAATAGGCGGCTGAGGTCTTCAAGGTCGCTGACGGTGACGAAACGGTTGTCTTTCAGGTATTGGTCGCGCTGCCTCTCATACCATTGGGCTTCGCCTTCAGTTTGGAGGTTCAGTTCACTACCGGTGGGGGTGACCACGGCGTATAGTTGGAGGCCGTAGGGGTTTTCGACATCCTGTACAGGGTCTGCCATGGGTCTCTCTTTCTCAGTGTCCCTAGAATGGAACTAGATGGCTCAAATTTCGAGCCATTTCGTGTGCAGATCAAATCCCGGTGTTACCGGGGTGGCGCTTATCGTGAAGCGTCTTGAACGCCCGTCTGATTTTAACGGACGTCACCGTCCATTTCGTTATCGCCCGCCACACGAATAGGTTCACATCCAGGCCGTCAATTCAATTTCGACGCCCTCTGGGTGTCCAGCTTCAACGAAACGCTTCGAAACAGTGAGGTCAGTGACGGTCTTATCGTCCACGATGGTTCCTGCGAGCTGAAGGGCGTCCAGCACCGACTTAGCCAGGTTGTCTACATCGCCCGGTTGAGCCTTCATGGGGAAGATGGTCGACTTTGGGGCTGACTTCGGCTTGACGACGTTGAATCGGACGTCCGCCAGAATCCTCTTCGCGAATGGGAACACGTCGAGGGCGTCCTCGGGGAAGTTGACCTGAACCCAGACCATCGCCTGCCTGGCCTGCCACACGATCGTCTGCTCCCAGTCCACCGTGGTGGCCGGGGTGTAGGTCTGGACGAAGTTCCCGCGCCGCACGAAACGTGGCCGAGCTTTCGGCTTCGGCGTCCCAAGGGCAGTGAAGTTGAAGACAACCAGGTCGTTGACGCGGTAGAACCCTGGGGTCAGTTCCTGGTCTTCGGGGGAAGTACCTTCAAGCTGCGGTGATGCCGTTCCGTCCATGAGATGACGCCTTCGTCCTTCATCTTGGTCAGGTAGGAATGCAGCGTCGCGATGGACACGTCTGCTACGTCCGCGATCTCACGGATCGAAGGAGCCTTGCCAGCGGCAGCGCTCAGCGTGGTGATGGCATCGAGAATGCCGTCACGCTTGAACTGGTAGAGCGACTGTCGCGGCATAACGAACTCCTTTGGGTGGCTGCTCCTGTATGTTCGGCATCGCTTGTTCCGAAATACAAAAGACCCCCCGCCGAAGCGAGGGGTCCCTTTGTGTAACTGGTGTCAGCGGATAACAACTCCACTGGGAAGCGGAAGGCTTGGGAATGGACCCGATACGGGCTCAGCCTGCACCGGGGCCGGGGCCGCTGGTGCTTCCTCAACCTCAGGAGCTGCTTCTTCTGCTACAGGAGCTGGATCTGCTACCACCGGCTCGTCGGAATGGTCGTCCTCATGCTCAGGCATGTAGTCGTCGTTTTCCATGTTCAACCTCTCTTAGAATGACGAACAGCGGGGCGAGTGATAGAACACCCGCCCCGCCGCGTAGTCGGGGGATTACTTACCCGGCTTGCCGTCAGAACGGGGGTAACCCAGTGCGCGAGCTGCCGCACCTGGCTGCGCTGTGAACGTAGTCGGGTCGTAGTCGTTGCGGTCGGCTGGTGCAAGGTCGCTGTCGGAGTCACCAACTGCGCGAGCTGCCGCGCTGCTGTAGGAAACCTGACCCTGGTATGCACTCTGTGCCATATCTTCTCCTCCTTTCAGACGTCAACGGGAGACGTGTTCATGAACATGTCTTGTATCGGCGTCTGGAAGGCTGGATTGTCAGTGGCCGAGCATTTTCCGGATTTGGGCCGGGTCATCGAGGAGGCCGACGACCGATTTTGACCAGGTGTCGGTGCGTGGGTCGTGACAGACCTCCAGTTCGAGGATGCCGTCCGGGAGGTCGTAGTAGTAGTACCAGCAGTCGTCGCCTGGGATGTGCCCAAGCGCTTTAACGTCGCCAAAACCCTTCACCGTGACGAAACGTTGCGCCACTTTGGCGTGGCGCGTACGCATGTCGACCGGTTGCAACGATTTCAGGAACGGAGTCGTCACTGTTGTGGTCATCTTTGTGTAGGTAGTCCTTCAAGGAGAGCCTAACCTGGGCCTCTGCGAGGTTGGACACGTGTCTGAATCCAAACTCTGTATCTGAATCTACACCTAGCTGGGACTGATTGTCTACCGAATCACAGTAGATCCATCAGCTCAGGGCTCTCCTGGATCGTCCAGTCCACAGAAGCAAGCCAGTCGTCCTTGACTTGAACGTCCCTGTTCGCGAAGTGGATGATGTAGTTGTAGAGGAACGACTCCCCTGGCAGGTAGACCCTAGTCACCGTGGCGCGTGGTGGCGGGTCGAACCTTTCGTCACGGACGCGATGTACCAGTACTTGCTCTCCATCATGGAAGCGCAACATGATCTAAGTATGCACCAAGAGGCCCGATCCCGCACTGGAGGGGCGGGGCAGACACGCCCCCCCAGCTTGGAGATTCGGGATCACCCCCTCAGGCCGTAAAGCGAGTATTTCTAGGCTCGAAGATGTAGGAATAGGCAGGGTTCACGGTTCCTCCTCGATGACGTAGAAATGACTCGCCCGATCCTGATGAAAGGGCGAACCTGCTGGGCACTTCTCGCACCCAGGTTCTTCGGAACGACCGCGCCTCTTAGGGGCTGGCGTCCAGATGTGGGAGGGACGGGCCAAATTTAGACGCGTAGCCAAACGCGCACGGACCGCATCCGTGGCTGGCACATACGGCGTTCGTCCCATGTAGGGGTTATCGACGCCTACTCTTCGTGAATCACGAACTGGTGCTCGTGCTGCATCCGGAACATGTCGAGCGCGTAGCACAGCAGGCAGAACGGGCTGGGGGTAGAGGGGTCCATGGCGACAAACTCGTGATCCATCAGTTTCGCCAGCTGCTCCGCAGTGAGGTTTGGCCGCTTCGGGGTCGTCTGAAGCAACCCGTTCAAGGGGTCAGCGACAAGCGGCGGATATTGGGGGAATACCGTTCCCCCGCCACCGATGTAGACGCCGCTGGGATTGATGTTGGGGTTGAACCCGTAGGCATTCCCACCGGACCCACCGGAAATTTGCACACTCGTCCCACTAGAGGGAGCTGTGTAGTAGTAGGGGCCGGGGGAAGAATTGCTGTATCCCCCCGGCCTCCCGTCACCGTTCGCCATGGTCAGCGGTTGTGACCGACTGAGCGCACGACCTTCTCGACCTCAGCTACGGCCTCGCCTGTGAGCTTCTTAACCTCGCCAGCTGCCTTACTTGCCTCGGCCTCGACCTCTACTTCGAGCTTCTTTACGTCGGCCTCAGCGTCGGCAAGAACCTTCGCTGCGTCGTCCTTGATCTCGGTACCCAGGTCAACCGCGTCGGCCTGAGCCTCGTCGCCGGTCGCCTCGGCTGCTGTCTTGGCATCCGCCAGGTCGGCCTCTACCTCGGCCTCGATCGGTGTTGCGTTGTCTGTTGCGGCATCGTCTGCCATTGAAATGTCCTTCCACCAAGTGCGCGGGTGATTGCGAACATTTCATCGACGGTTAGCGCCGTGGTTTATACAACACCCGCAGAGCAGCGTTTTCGTCGTTGAGGTTCTGCTTGAAAACCTCGGTCAGCTCAGCCGTGGAACCGTCCCATTTGATGCGAGCAATCTTCGCGGGAGTGAGCTTCGTGTTGTACCAGTAGTTGTACATCCTGGCGATCTGGTCCTTGTCGGGAAGGCCGACTTCTTCACGGAGGTCAACCCGGCCTGCACGCAGGATCGCGTCGTCAATGATGCTGATGTCGTTCGTGGTCATGATTGTGATGAGGCCGTGCGGGGTGGCGACACCGTCCAAAGCATTGAGAAGACCGGCCATGGAGACACTGTTGACGTCTTCCTCCCGTGAACGGGTGGCGTGGAACACGTCAATGTCTTCCAGGAGCAGGATCGAGCCAGGCCGGACCCTGTTGATGAGCCCTAGCAGTTTGGTGTCCTTGTCCAGGTCACCGAGGGGCGCGTACCAGAGGTCGAGCTGGAAATGTGCGGCCAAAGCTCGGGCGATCGACGTCTTCCCTGTTCCGGGAGGCCCGTGCAGCATGTATCCCCGGTGATACGGGATTCCCCGGCGCACATATTCGGATTCCTGGTCGAGGAAGTCCTGCATGTCGTCTCGGATTCGTTCCATCTGTCCCTGGGCGAGGATGACGGACTGCAAGGGGCGCTCGGGGAGGTCATCCCGTTTCGACCAGTCACCCCAGGCGTCCAGGAGGTGGAGGGCGGGTTTGCGTTTGTCCTGATCCTCCGCGAGGTGTTCCAGGTGTCGAACGACTGCCTTCTGTCCCTCATGGGAGCGGGCGTAGAAGTAGATGGTTTCCGGCTGTGGTGGCCGGTAATTGGTAGTCGGGTCAGGGTCGCCGTCGTTCTTCTTGAGACTGACAGTGATCTTGTGGCCGTCGATGGTGACGTGCCTCTCGCCCTTTTCGTCGTAGTACAGGGCGACTGGTGGGGCGTTTGTGTCCGTGACGGAACGGGTGTAGCCGTCGTCATCCTCGACGAATTTCCTCTTTCGGCCATATCTGGCTGAAAGGGCTCGGGGTGGCTGGCGGTCAGTGAAATCGTCGGTGAACCAGCGATGGGCCACGTCGTAGAGACGGTCCCCCTGGGAGATGCTCACAGACCAGCGAACGTGCTCGTTATACCAGCCGCGACCCTTGTTTATCAGGTTGAGAACGTCGCCTGCCTGGCTGATTACGCCGGTCGATGCCTTTCCCGCCGACACGATCCTTTGGCCGGTGAAGCGCATGTCGCCCATATGCCAAACCCTTCACGGCCCTCAATGGGCCTGCGTATTAGTGGCGAAGCCATTCTATCGCCGCGTTCCCCCGGACGAATAGATGTCAGTAGGGGCCAACCTGTCGGCCTCAATTTCTTGGAGGAGAGACTGATGGCTTCAGCGGACCCACGCGATCCGCAGTACGGCAAGGTTTTCACGCCGACTGCTGACGCTCAGACTATCACTATCACCGGTTCGCCAACTGGTGGAACTTACACTCTGACCTTCGGTGGTCAGACCACAACGGCTCTGGCGTACAACGCGAACGCCGCAGCTATCCAGGCCGCACTTGAGGCCCTTTCAACAATCGGCTCCGGCAAGGTGACCGTTACGGGCACCAACCCGTTCTTGGCGACATTCTCGCTGTACGGACTTCAGGGTGCCATCACCGCAACCGGCTCTCTGACTGGTGGAACCAGCCCCACTGTGGCTGTCGTCCACACCACGCCGGGAACCCCAGCGCTCGGCTCGACCAGCCGCGCAGGTTCCAGGACGGTGCTGAACATGCATGCGCTGAAGTCGCAGACGATCACGGCCTCCGACTCCGACTCGCACTACACAGCGAACGGTGCGATGTACCACGAGTAACGCCAGATCCAACTGAAAGCGAAGGCCGCTCTCCCTTGCTAC